CTTACCCGGTCGAAGTGAGCGATGCCGCGGCTGCACGAGTCGTCTCGTCATTCATCAAATATATGCGGGATTCGTATATTCCCCACTTCAGCCGGGAGATGGAGCTGACGGCTAATCTGCTCTTCGAGCAAGGGCTCGGTGTCACCTACGTGGGATGGGAGCGCAAAGATATGACGCAGCTCCAGGTCTTCGACATCGAGCAGATCGCGGCCCAGGCGCCGGAAATGGCCGAGATGCTGATGAATGAGAGCTACGACGACGAACTCGTGGATATGCTCCTGACTCAGTGGCCGAAATTGAAGAAGCGGGAGGCCAAAAAGGCTTTGAAGAAGCTGCGAAAAGAGGGCTATGCAGAGTTGCCGGTCTACGTTCGATCGATCGACCGGCCAATGGTGCAGGCCCTGGCCACAGATGTGGACATCTTCTTTCCCCACTATTGTACGGATCCGCAGCAGGCACCTTTCGTCCACCGTCGAGTCTTGATGACTCCGACCGAGCTGCTGTCGAAGGTTTCGACTGAAGAGTGGGACGAGAAGTGGGTGGATCACGTCATCGAGAAGCTGCGAGGGACGCATACCAGCGACATTGAGGCAAAAGACTCTGCCGCTTTCCTCGGGCAGTTCGATGAGAATTCGGACTTCGTCGAGATCATCTACACCTACCAGCGTCTAATGAAGGACGGGGCCGAGGGGATCTACTGTACGGTCTGGCATCAAAGCCACACCGGCAACAACGCTCATGCGAAGCATACCCTCCTCGAGGGGTTGTCGGATTACCCGTTCATCGTGACTGAGCTTCATCGTGACTCTAAGCGACTCTATGACACGCGATCGATGGTGGATCTTCTGCGAGGAACGCAATGGCAGGTGAAAGCCGAACGGGATTCCAGAATTGATAGAAGCTCCTTGGCAACGCTTCCGGCCTCAAAGGGCCCGGTTGGGCGCCCCAAGCCGGAGTTCCGGCCAGGAGGGCACGTTACCGAGCGCAGGGCAGGGGAGTACGGCTGGGTCGATCCTCCACCGGCTGACCCTGGCTCAATCGAGATCGAATCTACCCTGCTGGCCCAGGCTGACCGGATGGTTGGACTAGCCAGCCCGGAGCTGGACCCGGACGCTCAGATGAAGAGGGCCTTCTACCTCGACAAGTTCCTGGCTCACATCTCCGGAGTGCTCTCCGCGGGCTTCTCGGCTTTCAACCGCTATGGCCCGGCCCAGTTATTCTTCCGGATATCCGGCATCCCGGAGCCCCAGCAGTTCGAGAAGATGGATCCAAATCACGAGATGGACCTCCACGTCTCCTGGGATGCTCAGAATCACGATCCGGAGACGGTGGAGAAAAAGCTCACCCAGATGCTCCAGCTCGTCCAATACGATCGCACCGGCAAGATCGACATCTCGAAAATGCTAGATTTTGCTGCGGCAGCGATCGATCCGGTCCTGGCAGATACCGTCCTGCAGGCAGAGGAGCAGGGGACGGCCAAGGCAGCGAGGGACGTGGCAGAGGATCTGAGCATGATATATGCGGGACTCGAAATCGGTGCACGGCCATCCGGTCACCAGATCGCGATGCAGATCGGCCAGCAATATATGCAGCAACCAGACGTTGCCGAGCGCGCGCAGAATGACGAAGCGTTCGCAGCCCGGCTCCAGAAGTACTTTGGCCAAATCCAGCACCAGCTCCAGCAGCAGCAGAATGCTGAGACCGGAAAGCTGGGGACAGAGTCAGCCGATCTCCAAGGAATCCAGCAAGCAGGCTAAAAAATGGACCCGCAGACTTTTGAAGGTGCCCTCGAGTATCTGAGGACGACCGATTACGCGAAGATCATCGTGAAAGAGCTGGTCTCCCGCAGGGAAGCCGTTCTCACCGGCATGGGAGAGGCCGAGAATGAGCGAGAGGTCTGGAAGGCAGTGGGCAGAATCGATGCTTTAGACGGCCTGGCCCACGAGATCCTGGGAGAGGAATAGACGTTCTCAAAATAGTTCAGACAGGGTGTGCGAGATTTGAGTCACGCAACCGTTCGGGCGCAAAGAGAACGTATGACAGACCAAGATCAATCGGGGACCGTGTCTCCCGAACAAGAACAGGACACGCTACATACAGGAGACGACAACCTCTCAGAAGCAGAGGCAGTTGCGCTCCTGGCCCAGACTCCGGAAGACCAATCCGAGGGGGAAGCAGGCCATGAGAATGCCGAGCAACTTTCCGACGATGGGTTAACGGAGACAGTCGCTGGACTGGACTTGGACAACCTGACCGAGAACGAGTGGCAGGGAATAGCCGATCACCTAAATAGCCGCGGAGCAGATCGTATCGCTGGCTTGATTAAGGAGAGAAGCGAACTCCGGTCAACGCTCGAGGCCAGGTCGCAGCAAGAGGAAGACCCGCTAGCGCGGCCTTCCGACCCAGATAAGAATCCTTACCGCGAAGTCGAGACCGTCGAGGACCTGCAGCAGAAAGCCGCAGAAGTTGACGAGATGATTGAGTGGGCCGACAACCTCCTCGAGGAAAACGAAGATGAGCATTCCGATGCCATCGTTCACGAGGAAGATGGCCGGGAGTATACACTCAAGGAGATTAAGGGGCTTGCTCGGAGTGCAAGGAAAGCACGTTCGACACATCTGAAAAACCGCTACGGGGAACTGCAAGAAAAGCAGGTTATCGCAGCGGAGCGTCAGAAAGCACGTCAGATTGCAGAAGATGAGTTCGCGTGGATGAAGGAAGAAGAGAACCCGATTCGGCAACGGTGGGAAGGTGTGATGAGTCACCCCGGCCTGCAAGCGTTGAAGGACGAGTTCCCCGAGATCCCGCTCGTGTTAGCTCACGCTGCGGATTCCATTCATCGATCAGAGCAACGGAAGGCCGGGAAAGGCCAGACGGCAAAGCAACAACCGCAAAGCCGCATGAGACCTCCCGAAAATCCAAGCGCTGGAACTGCCGCTCCTGCAAAGCAGGCGCCAGGGCCGGTCAAAGGACTGGAGAACTTGCAAACGCAATTCGAGCAAACTGGGGACTACAGGATCTTGGAAGAAATTCTCACTCTTCAAAACAACTAATTCTAACCGAAAGGAACATCTATCATGGCTTTTAGTAGCTCTTATGACAACCCGGCTGCGCCCGGGACCGGTTCTGCGGTGAGTAATAGAGAAGATCTGACCAATTTGTTAACGCAAATGGATCCGACCTCGACACCGCTCACCAGCTTGGCCCCCAAACGCAAAGCGAAAGCAACAAACCACGAGTGGACCTGCGATGGTCTTGCAAGCGTCGATTTCACGGGTATCGCTGAAGGAAGCGACATCACATCGTTTGACGACAAATTCGAAAACCGGGCTCGTCTCGGCAATAGAATTCAGGGTTTCCGACGCGATTACATGGTAAGCCAGGTACAGACGGCCGTCTCGTCAATCGGCACAGACAGCAGCCACGCGAAAGTTAAAAGTTTGCGTGAGCTAAAAAGAGATATCGAGGCCGCGATTGGTTCGGCCAACGACAAGCAGACTGGATCCGGTTCTGCGGTCTCGCTCATGCGCGGACTGACTGACTGGATTGACTCGGCTGGCCCTTCCGACGTGCCTTCCGCATATCGGACCTCGAGCAACCAGATCATTACCAAGTCGAACGCTGACGTGACTGAGGAAGACCTCAACACCGCGCTGGCATCGATGTATAATGTCTCTGGCAACCTGCAGAACGTGACCTGTGTGGCAGACACGAAAGTGAGGGAAAGTATCAGTCAATTTATGCGGACTGGAGCTAACAACGACACCCAGCGTTACAACATCTCGGGCACCGGCAAGACGATCGTCCTGTCAGTTGACCTGTTCCGGAGCGACTTTGGGGATCTTCGCTTAGCGAATTCTAATCCCGACTGCAGCGTCGATACTACATTCCACGATCGGGCTCACATTGTGAACACCGAGGCTTACGGAGTCGCTAGTTTGATTCCGCTCAAGCAGGTATCCCTGCCCGACCAGGGTGGTGGTGACCGCGGCTATTGCGAAGCCTGGTTGACCCTCGAGTGCTTGGACCCACGGGCCCACGCGAAGATCGATGAAGCTCGCAGCTAAATCCTAACGAACGAAAGGAACTACAATCATGGCTAGAGTAGCAAACAACGAGCTGAGCAACGGATACTCAGACTACATCACAATCAAACACGGTGACTTCACCGCGGAGGCTACGACCCAGACCTTCACCTTGGCTATTCCGGCCGGGGGGATCGTTAGGTCCGTAGGTTACTACCTTGAAACCGCATTCGACGGGGGCTCTACCAGCGCTCTCGCAATCGATATCGGGGACGGCAGCGATGCTGACGGCTTCCTGGACAACATCGAGACGCACGTCGATGCAACCGAGGTGACTTACTCCAACGGGGTTGGTGCCTACATCGACGGGGGGACCGGGACTGAGCAGCAGGGCAAGCTCTACACCACGGCTGACACTATCGACATCCTGTTTACCGCATCAGGAGCGAACGTGTCCGAGCTTGATACCGGCAAGATCACGGTCTTCGTCGATATGAAGCGTCTCAACCCTGAGAGCGTCTAATTTGGTTCCGTCCACCAAGGAAACCTCGGCCAGGAAGGTATAATGCCCTCCTGGCCGGGGGGATCCTGTCCAGATGATACAGGTCGTAGAGAAGCTCACCCGGGCGCAGGAAGGAGAGATCCGGAGAGGAGGACAACTCCTCGAGCGCAGGGAGGCGCATATGCAGCAGCAGGATGCGCTCAGAAATACAAAAGACGAGAACCTGAACGTCGAGGGACTCTTCAGGGAGCTGCACGGCGCCGTAAAAAAGCAGGCGCAGAACTTGGCTGAGAACGAGCGGAAAGCCAACCAGGCTT